GCGCCTCGATGACGCGCGGTATTTCGCGCGACAGGGAGAGCGCTGATGCCGCATCCGTCGATCATTGCCAGCTATGCCTATGCCACCGACGATATCGAGATCGCGACCGTCGAGGTGCGCCACCCCGAGATCATCGATCCCGGCACCGGACTGGAAGGGGCTGTCCGGCTGGCGAGCGTCTTTGCCCCGCCTTCCGTCATCGAGGAGGAGCCTTTTTTCGAGGCGCGGCTGGAGGCCGATGCCCCCCTGAACCCCGGCGAGATCGTGTCCTTCAACCGTGCCCCCATCGAGATCGTGCGGCCCGAGAAAACCTCGCTCGGGGTGCCACTGGCGCGGTTCCGCTTCTCGAATGTCGATGCGCGCATCACCCGTGCGCTGATCGCCGCGTCAAAAACCACGGTCCCGGTGCAGATCACCCTGCGCGCCTTCACCATGGCCACGCGCCTGGCCGGTCAGCCCGAGGTGTTGACCGGAATGGAACTGATCGATCCGGTGATCACCGGGACGATCGAGGTCACGGCCCGCGCCCCGGACGTGATCAACACGCCCTTTCACATGGAATTCTACGATGCCCGCTTCCCGCTGCTCGGTCTCTGATATCGCCGCACTGATCGGCACGCCCTGGCAGGCGGGGGCGGTCGGACCCGACGCCTATGACTGCTGGTCAGGCGCGGGCATGGTGCAGGAGCGGTTCTTTGGCCGCTCGCTGCCCGGCCTCGGGCCGGACCGGCGCAAATCCATCAGCGGCGCGCGCATGGCGTGGCGGCGCGCCGGGCGTCCCCGTGACGGCGATCTCATCGAGATGCGGCGGATGGGGCGCGCCAACCATGTCGGTGTCTGGATCGGGGGGTGCGTGCTGCATTGCCAGCGCGGCGCGGGGTTCGTCTATGACCGCCCCGACGCGATCCGGTTGATGGGCTGGCAGATGCGGGTCTGGACACCGGCCCCCGCCGCGCGCCCCTCGCGCCGCGCCCGCGCCCCTCGCGCGCTCTACGTGCCGGGGATCGATCTGCTGATGTCCGGTGACACATCCCCCGAAGAGCTGATCGACGCACACCGCACCGTGCCGATCGAGGCCCGGACCGGCGAGACCGTCGCACAGGTGATCGCGCGGGCCGGGCTGGGGTCTGACTGCATCGCGGTCTTTCTTCGCGAGGCGGATGACAACAGCGCCATCGACTGGCCGGAGGGTGATGACCCTCAAGCCGCCGAGGCGGTCCTGCGCGCGCTCGGTGCGGTGCGGCCCGAACGCTGGGCCGAGACGCGGATAGGGCGCGGTCAGCGGCTCGTGATCACTCAGGTGCCGCAGGATGGCGGCGGGTCGAACCCTCTGCGCCTCGTGCTCCAGATCGCGATCATCGCGGCGTCGGCGTTCGCCGGGGGACTGTTGGCCCCTGGTCTCGTTTCGGCATTCGGCTTTGCCTCGGAGGCTGCGGCGGGCGCGTTCGCATTCGGTGCCCTCAACATAGCCGGGAACCTCATCCTCAACGCGATCCTGCCGCCGCCCAGCCCGCGCGGCCTGACGGGCTTTGCCGAGGATGTCTCGCCCACCTTCTCGGCGCGCGCCCAATCCTCGATCGCGCGGCCGGGCGCGCCGATCCCGATCCAGTTCGGCCGCCACATCCACCAGCTCGACGATGTCAGCCCGCCCTTCGTGCGCTTCGAGAACAACACCCAGATCGTCTACCAGCTTCTGGCGCTTGGTATCGGGCAGCACCTGCTGGAAGAGGTGCGCCTGGGCGAGACCACGGTCTGGCGCGACGGGGCCCTGACCGGCAACCTGCCGGGCGTCTCGGTCGAGCACATTCTGGCCGGCCAGCCGGTCACGCTGATGGATGAGGCGGTGTTCACCCAAGGCGACGTGAGCGGGCTCACGCTGGCCCCCGACGAGGTGCTGGGCTGGCACAGCGCCGTGCCGCCGGGCAGGAAGGCGGTGGCGGTCGAGATCGATATCGCCTTCCAGCAGCTTGTCACAATCGACAATCAGGGCGGCAACCAGAACCGCACGGTCGAGCTTCTGGTCGAGGCGCAGATGATCGACGATGACGACACGCCCCTGGGCCACGAGATCGTGCTCGACACGCTGTCCTTCACCGGGGCCACGCGCTCGGCGCTCAGATCCTCGCATCGCTGGTTCGTGACCGACGGGCGCTGGCGTGTGCGGATCACACGGCAGACGCCAGAGGGGGATGATCAGACCTTCGATGACGCGATCTGGGCGGGTCTGAAGGGAATATTGCCCGGCGGTCGGACCTGGGCGGGGCTGGAGCTTCTGGCCGTGCGCGTCGAGGTGGGCGAAGCCTTCGCCGCCCAATCCGCGCGGCAGGTGAGCGGGGTCAAGACCCGCAAGCTGCCCGTCTGGAATGGTGCGGAATGGAGCGCGCCGCAGCCCACGCGCGAGATTGCCTGGGCCGTGGCCGAGATGGCGCGCATGCATGGCCGTCTCGATGATCTGGACATGGACGATCTCTTGGCACTTCACGCGACGTGGAGCGCGCGCGGCGACCGGTTCGATACCATCATGGATCAGCGCCTCTCCCTCTGGGAGGCCCTTCAGGGGGCCCTGCGCGCAGGCCGGGCACAACCGGATCAGCTTGGCCGTGCCATCCGCATCTGGCGCGACGCGCCGCAGCCCATTCCCCGCCAGCTCTTCAGCGAGCACAACATCCGGCGCGGCAGCCTGACGATCCGCCCGCGCCTGCCCGTGAGCGAGCGCCCCGAGCGCCTTGTCGCCGAGTTCATGGACGAGCGCACATGGCGCCCGGCCGAGATCGCGGTCGGGGCCATCTCCGGGCGCGAGCGGCGCGAGCGGTATTTCGGGATGACGAACCGCGAGCATATCCTGCGCGAGGTCGGGCATGATTTCCGCGCCTCGCGCTATCGTTCCGTCGAGGTGAGTTTCGAGGTCGAACTGGAGAACCGGCTCCTGCGGCGCGGAGACCCGATTGCCCTCTCGCACCGGGAACTGACGGGCGGCGTGTCGGTGCGGATCGAGGAGTGGAGCGGGCTGACCCTCCGGCTTGGCCGCGCGGTCGGGCCGTTCGAGGCAGGCGTCCCCTTGCTGATGAGCCTTGCTGCCCCCGATGGCGGCGTGTTGGGGCCGTTCGCGATCACCCCGGCCGTGCCGGATGCGCCCTTCGAGACGGTCAGCGTGACCCAGGCCGAAATGGACCGGCTGATTGCCGATCACGGCGCGGACCCGCGCGACCGGATCGCCCGCTCGCCCGCGCGGGACGAGGCGATCCGCGCGATCATCGGCCCCGGAGCGGAGTTGCAGATGCGGCTGATCGTTCAGGAAGTGGCCGAAGAGCGCGGCGGCTTTGCCGCGATCACGGGCGTCGATGACGATCCGCGCGCGCATGACGTGGCCGTTGATCCGACCGGATCGCTGGAAGGGCTGATATCGGTTCTGGCATTCAAGACAGAGGGCGGCCAGGGCGATGCGCTGCTTGTGAAAGTGCGGGGCGATCTGACCTCGGTCTCCGGTGACCCGGACAACCCCGTTTCCTTCATCTACGAGACGAGCACCGATGGCGGGTTGCTTTGGCAGACACAGTCGCAGACTGGCCCGAACCTGTTCTTGCCCTGGCCGAGTGGCCTGACAGATATCCGCGCTGCCATCCGCGTGGGCGACGTGCGTGGTCCATGGGTGGTGGTTCAGGCCCCCGGCACCGGGATATTGCCGGCCCCGACGGGGTTTGCGGAGGTTGCCCCCGGAACCTTTGCTCTGGGTCGGATCCATGTTGCGGCAAATCCGGTTGCGGATGCCTCCAGCTATCGTTTCGAGCTGTTGGACGGCAACCTCGATCTCATGGCCGTGCTTTTCCGGGCCGCGCCGGGCCTCGATCTTGATGCTGCCGCCCTCGCCGCCCTCGGGGCGCTCTCGCGCGAGACCGATATTTCCCTCATGGCGGTGGACGGCAACGGGCGCAATGGCGCCGCCGCGACGCTCGCGCTGCCGGTGCCGCCGCCACCCGGGGTGGCCACCGATGTGTTGGTCAACGCCGGGCGCTTCATGACATGGCAGGCAACAGCACCCATCCCCACCCGTTGGCGGATCGAGTGGCCGAACGGCAGCCACGAGACCGAGACGGCCGAGTTTGACCGGTTCCTGTCCGGCTGGGCAAACACGCTGCAAATCTTCGGGCTGGATGCCTTCGGTCCGGGCGCGCCTCTCGCCCTTGACTTCACGCCACCGGGCGGCGGCGGCGACCAATGACCGCACGGTTTCATCTGATTTCGCCGCCCCCGAGGGGCTAGACTGTCACCACAACGCGAGGAGCACAGATGATCCAGACGGCCACGATAACAGGGGTGTTTTTCGCGCCCGGCGGTGCCCCCGTCACAGACGCGGATGTGTTCATCATCCCCAGGCAGAAGTTCATCACCTCGACCGCGGGCGCGCCCCTGGTGCCCCGCCCGTTGGCGGGACTTCGTACCAACGGCACAGGGCAGATCGGCTGGTCAGACGGCACCACCTTTACACCCGGTGTCGCCCTGGCCATCGGTCAATATTCCCTCACCGTCCGCAAGGGTGACATCGCGCATAACGGTGTGTTGACGGTCGATGCCGGCATGGCTGCCGCGCCGGTCCCGGTCGATCTTGCGGTCGCACTGCAACCCGCGCCCGAGCCCGAGCTTGTCTCGATGGTCATCATGGCGCGCGACACCGTGCTTCAGACGGCGCAGCAGGTCAGCGACGACGTGGCGACGATCCAGGGCTTCGTGCCGGTCGTGGTCACCCTTGTCGGTCTCACCACCACCACCGCCACTTTTGAAGTCCAGTCGCTGCCGTGACGAAAGGAGCCATCGAGCAATGATATCCACCACCGAAATGACCCTCGGACCCGCCTGGTCACTCCCCAATGCGATCGTGGGCGCGGCGGGCGGCAGCGCCGTTCTGGTCACGAACACCGGCGCTGGCCTCGTGTTCTACTGGTTGTCATCGGGGGCCGTCGTGCCCGCGGTGCCGGTCGATGCGGGCCACCGGCTGTTTGCGTTCGGGCGCGGCGCGGATCACGCCATGTCGCTGGAGCTTGGCGAGGGCGAGCGCCTCTTTCTGGCCTCGGCCAGGGCGGGCGCGACCGTCACCGTCTCGGTCGGGTCGGCGTGATGCCGCTGCGTATCAGCCGCCTTGGCCGCAGCAGGCTGTCGCGCGCCCGCATCCCGCGCCGCGCGCCATTGCCCCTGCGCCTGTTTGTCGATCCCGAGACCGGCGATCTGGTGTTTGAATACGGCACCCACCTGCCGCTGACAGAGAACCAACTCGTGTCTCTGACGGCAACCACAGCGACCATCATCGTGGAACCGCCAACCTTTGTTGCCGAGGTTTCCACACCTCATCCGGCAGTCATTCTGGAGGTGACGTAATGCCCCAATTTACCATGATCAGGGTCGAGGACCGGCCAAACATCATCGCGGACACGCTGGCATCGAGCACGCTCAGCCAGAGGATGCTCAGCAGCACCATGCTTGCCCGCGCCCTTGCCGATCAACCCGTCGAGCCGTCCCTTGTGCTCGACTTCGCGCGCGGGGGATATGGCACGGGAAATCGGTGCGGGATCATGGGATGGACGGCACCTATGATCCGCTCATGCAGGGGCAGGTTGGGGCACAGACCCCACCATTCGACACTCCCGTCAGCCTGACCGCCCCGCTGGCTCTTGCCGTATCGGTTGCACCTGACGGATGGTCTGCGGCGTTCAACGGCGCGATCCTGTCGTCCCCCGTCGTCGCGGGCACCGTTCCATCAGTCACCAGTATCAACATTGGCGCTCTTGTCGGCGGTTCCCGCAGATGGGGCGGCACGATCGAGCGGATCGTGATCCATCCCCGCCGCCTCACCGACACCCAGCTACAGGAGATCACGGCATGACACAGATGATCGACGGCATCCTTCACATCGCGGACGTGCCCGCGCTGGTGGCCTTCTTTGCGGCCCACGCGCCGGACAAACTCGACGAGGACGGCGGGAGCATCACCGGCTTTCCGCGCACGCCTACGGTGACGAGCGGCGCGGCGGCGCTCACCTATGTGCGGGTGACACCCGAGGAGGAGGCGGCATTCGCGGCCATGCCCGGTGTCACGGTGCTGGCACGGGCGGAATATACCGGGCCTGACACGCCCGATGCGGTCTATGACGCACTCTTCGCCGATGCGGGCGCGCTGGCGCTCTATGACGCAGTTTATGACCGCGCGCCGGTCACGATCACCGATCCCGAGATGGGCGAGATGACATATACCCCGCCCGCGCGGTTCGGGGCGATGGCATGAGCGCGATGGAGGTTGCCGTATGGGCGGCCTTCGGGCTGGCTCAATTGGGCGATGTGCTCAGCACGCGGGCTTTCCTCAAGCGCGGCGTGACCGAGGCGCACCCGCTCTGGCATTGGATGCAGGCGCGGCTTGGCAAATGGTGGTGGGTGCCACGCCTCCTGGCCGCCATGGGCCTCGCACTTGGCGCGCAGTGGTGGTCCGGCTCGATACTGCCCGTGGCGGTCATGGCGGCTGGCATCGCGGGCGTGGTGGGGTGGAACCTGTGGCAGATCAGGAGGGCATTATAAGCCTGTTGAAGGCCCCGTTTTCCGAAAAGCGGATGCTGCAGTATAGACTGTAATTTACTTCGGAATGGATCGTCACGCTACAACCGGCCGCATCCCCTGTCCAGCCCGCCATTTGGGTTTTGACAGGACGGCGCGGGCGCGGTATTGAACATATGTTCATTTAATGGAGGTCCCCCATGCGCATCACAGACACAGCCGCGATCATCACCGGCGGGGCCTCGGGCCTTGGCGAGGCGACGGCACGGCACTTTCGGGCTCAGGGCGCGGAGGTGACGATTCTCGACCGCGACGGCGCGCGCGGCGCGGACGTGGCCACCGAGATCGGGGCCGCGTTTTCCCAGACCGATGTCACCGATGAAGCCTCGGTCGCCACCGCCATTGCCGCAGCCAAATCCGCCATGGGCCGGATCACGGCGGTGATCAATTGCGCGGGCATCGCCACCGGCGCGAAGACGCTCGGGCGCGACGGGCCGCACTCATTGGATCTGTTTCGCCGCACCATCGACATCAACCTTGTCGGCACCTTCAACGTCTCCCGCCTCGCCGCCGCAGAAATGGCCGGGAACGCACCCGATGCGGACGGCGCGCGCGGGGTGATCGTCAACACCGCCTCGGTCGCCGCCTTTGACGGACAAAAAGGCCAGGCCGCCTATGCCGCCTCGAAGGGGGGGATCGTCGGCCTGTCGCTGCCAATGGCGCGCGATCTTTCGCGCGAGGGCATCCGCGTCATGGCCATCGCGCCGGGCATCTTCGCCACGCCGATGATGCGCGGCCTGCCGCAAGAGGTGCAGGACAGCCTCGCCACCGAGGTGACCTTTCCCAAGCGGTTGGGCGATCCCGACGAATACGCAGCACTTGCGCGGTTCATCGTGGAATGCGGCTATCTCAACGGCGAGGTGATCCGCCTCGACGGGGCGCTCAGGATGCAGTGACCGCAAACAGCGGCAGGCGCAGGAACCGCTCGGGGGCGAGCGCGAACTCGTAGCGCGCCACCCCGTCCCAATGCGGCAGGTAAGGCGCGAAGAGCGCGCGCTTGGCCTCGGGGTCGGGGGTAACGGTGAGGCCCGCGCCCGCCATGCCCTCACCGAAGGTCAGCAGGGTGCGCAGCCCCGCCCGCGCCGCCGCCCTGCGCACGGCATGGTGCAGGAGCACATGCTCGCGGTGGCCATATTCGCCCACCTCGTTATGGGTGATGACGATATCGGGCGCATAAAGGTGCATCGCCCCCTCCGCCGTGGCAGAAAGCAGCGCGAAAAGCGGGTGACGCGCCAGCGCACGGCGGGGGCGCGCGCGCAACTCCTCGGGCTCCGAGGGCAGCGAAATGAAGCGGCGCAGCGCGCGCGCGCGCCCCTCGACGGCGAAGGGGTATTGGACATGGCCCACACCGAGCGCGGCGCAGACCCGCGCCATCGCGGCCATGCGCGTCGCGGTATCGTCGCGCCCGGGTGCGGGGCGGAAGAAACAGGCCAGAGTCACCTCGGCGCGCGGCGCGATCTCGGACAGCAACCCGCCCGCAAAAAGCACTTCGTCATCCTGATGCGCGGTGCAGATCAGCACGCGCTTGCCGTCGAAATCGGGCAGGCGCAGGCTCTCGCCCGGAACGGCCTGCCC